TACCTTTTCTCATGTTTCAAACGTCATTGTTTTATGACCAAAATGAGTATTGCTCCAATCCGATTTATTTGAGGTTGGTCGTGCTCTCTAGTATGGTGGTTTCACAGAATTTTGTGATGAACATGATGGTTTTGATTTTTACATGGAGGTTGATGGAAAGCATTTTGACCGATCTATTTGCGATAAGGTCATGTTTGCTATTGCTCAAATACGAGCTCGATTGTCGACTAACCCTGAGTTGGTCCATCGTGCTTATTGGCATATGATAAACACCCATTTAGTTGATCCCACAGGTAAGGTGTTCTTTAAGGAGCACGGTAATCCTAGTGGGTCACGTAATACTATTTATGATAATTGTATTGCCTCATTAATTTATTTGGCTTATGCCGTTATACGTGCTGGTATTGATTTTGTCCAGTACATGAAGGTTAATAAAACCTGTATACTTGGTGATGATTTGTTGTTGTGCATGCGTGGGTCTTATAAGATCACGTTTGAACAATTTAAAAAGTTTTCTATGGAACTTGGAATGGAATACGAGTTAGCTCGTGAATCCGCTGATTTAGTGGGCCATTCATTCTTTGGGAAGACTATATCAATTTCACCTGAGACGGGTACCTATTGTGGTATTGCCAATACTGATAAATTATTGAGTAAATTAGCTTATTTGCCAAAAGACATATTACAGTGCCAGAGTGTTCTGGACGGTCTGTTTGCTCAGTTATGGGTTGATCCCGAAATCCGTCCGACGTTTCGTCGGTATGTTGATAAATTGAGTATGATACGTAAGTATCCGTTCCGCCTGGATAGTGACGCTTTTATGCGTAATCTGGTGTTTGGGATGGAGGGTCGGACCAAAAGATTTTAATATCTTTTAATGTCGAAAGGCAATCGTAAACGTAAGACCGGTCCTGTTTCTGCAATTCTTGACGCCACGAGTAAAGCTTTAAAAGTAGCTAAGAAAGCGGTTAAAGGAGTTAATAAACTAACCGGGCTTAATCTCAAAAATAAGATGAAAAAGGGGAAAACACCTGAGGGTCGTGCTCGTCAAAAAGCGCGTCGTAAAAATCGGGTTGGCATGACAAATTCCTCTTCTG